ATTTCAAAGATCCAAAAATCAAATTTTCTCTCAAGAGAATCTGCAGGGAAATCTACAACAAAAACTTTATGCAAAACTCCAATTTCGAGTTTACCATTTCAAAAAAAGTAAAAGAACTATAATCAGTATATTTATATCTAAAAGATATCTATATGCGAATTTTAGGTCCGAGTGAAACTGGTAAGGGTATACTCATAGAAATGGATGCGGGACATATCTCGCCAAACGATGATTTCAATAAGAACATAATTGAAGAATCCAACAAAACTATGTTGGACTATTCAAAGCCTTTTGAATTCTATGCGGTACTTCAAAAGTACAATACACCCAACAGAAACGGTCGTGTATATCCTGAGAGAATCCTCAAGAGAGAGGCTGAAAACTATAAGAAAATGATCGACAAGGGTATTGCTCTGTCTGAACTCAATCACCCTGAATCATCACTTATTGATTTGGATCGTGTGTCACACGCAATCACCGAGATTTGGTGGGATGGACATATCCTTATGGGTAAACTAAAACTTCTAACATCACCAGGTTTTCACGAAAGAGGTGTTGTATCAACCAAAGGTGATCAAGCGGCAAATTTACTTCGTCAAGGTGTTACATTAGGTATCTCATCACGTGGTGTTGGATCTCTAAAAAAAATTGGAGAACAAAACGAAGTACAAGACGACTTTGAACTTATCTGTTTTGATTTGGTGTCATCACCATCTACACCTGGTGCATATCTTTTTACCGATGTAAAAGACAGAAACAACTTTGAAGAAAACTTGGAAGAAGAAAAAATGGCAAGAATATCATCTTCTTCACAATCAACAGGAAAAGGTATGGACCGCTCTATTGACTTATTGAATAAATTGAACCATTATTTAAACAGATAATTAAAAACCAAAAAAACATGGACGAAAAATATTTTATTGCAAAAATTACTTATGATCTACCCGATGAAAACACAGGAAAGATCAAAAAAATCAGAGAAGAAAAACTCGTAAGAGGATTCAACGTAACTGACGTTGAAGCTAAAGTTACCACAAGATATGCTGGTTTCCCACACGATTGGAGAATCACATCTGTGTCTGAAAGTAAGATCGATGAGGTTGTAGAAAAGTAATTTTTACTATAACTAAAAATAATCCTCCACCAAAAGTGGAGGATTTTTCATTTAAATTTGGCTGATATTATCAAAAAAATAACTTTTTTTGTTTGGGGATATATTTATAGTGTAAAAATAATCATTTTAACAAATGGCACAAAACAAATCTCTAGTAGAAGAAGCACTACTCCAAATGAAAAATTTGGAACAAGTAGTAGCGGAGAATGCAAAAGGAATACTTGCTTCGACAATGAAGGAAGAAATCTCTGAACTAGTAAAAGAGTCTCTGAAAGAGGCTGAGCACGCTGAGGAAATGGAAGAACAAGAAGATATCTTGGATTTGGACATGGACTCAGAAGAATCTGACGAAGAAGATGATGAAATGGAAATGGATTCCGATGAGGATGAAATGGAAATGGAATTCGATTCTGAGGAAGAAGATGAACTACCTATCGATCTTACAGGAGCATCTGATGAGGAGATCTTGAAAGTTTTCAAAGCGATGAGTGATGAAGACGGTATTATCGTAAAACAAGACGATAATCAAGTACACATTGAAGATGAAGATGCGGACGTTGAATATATCATTCAAATGGAAGGCGAAGAAGAGGAAGACTCTATGAGCGAAGAAATGGATGAGCAAATGGATATGAACGTAGATGTTGAAGAAGATGAAATTTCAGACGAGGAATTGGATGCAATGATTGCAGACATTTTTAATGAGTCTGAGCATTCTGAAGAAATGGACGAAGAAATGGATGAGGTAGTTTACGAAATCGAAATGGATGAAGAAGAAGATGAAGATTCTGACGACATGACCGAATCAAAAATGACTATCAAACCTGTCATGGGTCACACCAAGGCAGCTAAACTAACAACTAAGGCTGAAACTAAGGAAGGAGCAATCGAACCAAAGGGAAGTGCTAAGGGTGTTGGTATGAACCTTAAACCTAAGAAATTCGAATTCACCGAAGAGGAGATGGAAGAAGCTAAGAAAAAGAAGCAAGGTTATGATGATCGTGAAGACGAAAGAGAAGCTATGAAGCACGGAAAAATTGCTGGAAAGGATTTGAAAACTACTAAGGCAAGAAGAGACGATGCTCAATTCGAAACTCGTAAGAAGGGTGAACATAAAGAAGCGGCTAGAACTTACGGAATGGGTTCCAAAGAAGGTCGTGGTTTGAGAAAAGGAATTACCAATAATCGTAACTACGTTTATGGTGATAACGGGGTCAAAGTTGAATCTATCAATAATGAAGTCCAAAGATTGAGAGAAAAAAACGATGAATATCGTAAGGCTCTTAACGTGTTCAGAGAAAAATTGAATGAAGTTGCAGTGTTTAATTCCAATTTAGCATACGCTACAAGATTGTTTACAGAACATACAACTACGAAGCAAGAGAAAATCAACATACTTAGAAGATTCGACGACGTTGAATCTTTGAAAGAGTCAAAGTCTCTTTACAATTCTATCAAGAATGAACTAAATAACACGACTCAAAATGTTGTGACTGAATCAGTAGGTAAGATTGACAAATCACCAGCTTCAGGTTCAGCTCAGAATTTGATTGAGTCAAAAACGTATGAGAATCCTCAGTTCATGAGAATGAAGGATATTATGCAAAAAATCAATAAATAAAACCTAAAAAAAAATATATTAAAATGGGTGCATTATTAGAAAGTGGTCTTGTTGGTAACATCGGCATGAAACATTTGAAAGTTATCAAAGAAGACACAATTAACAAATGGGACAAATTAGGATTCTTAGAGGGTCTTGGTGGTCACCTTAAGGAAAACATCGCACAGTTGTATGAAAACCAAGCTTCACACTTAATCAATGAAGCTTCTTCTACTTCTGACTCAGGATCTTTTGAAACTGTAGTTTTTCCAATCGTAAGAAGAGTATTCTCTAAACTTCTTGCAAACGACATCGTATCAGTACAAGCTATGAACCTACCTATCGGTAAGTTGTTCTACTTTGTACCACGTATCCAGGGTTACTCTGGTGGTACCTATAACGGAGCAACAGGTGGTAGTGGTGATCACTACGCTCCTGTAGGTTCTCCAGGTAACTACCCAGGTGATCCTAACAAGGGTTACGGTACAGACGTAGATGCTGGTACATATAATCCATCATTCAACAAGGATCTTTATGACTTGTTCTACGAAGGTAACGAAGCGGCTTTGAATCCTCCAGGATTGTTCGACTACTCTAAAGGTAGATGGTCGGCTATCACAGCTAACACCGTGACTCAAGCTTGGGAAGATGGTTACTTAATCCCTTCTGGTTACACTAGTGGTGATTACAGAAAAGTTCTTATCAAAATGACTGGATTCATGAACGCAGGTGCTGGTCAATTGATCGGACCTAACGGTAACATGATGGACACAGAAGAATTCCTTTCAGGTCTTTTGATCTTGGGTGTTACAGGTAACACAACTACTTCAGCTAACACAAGAAACCCATACTTGTTCAGAGTTGTTACTCAGAGATACGGTAAGGGTATTGTAGAATACGGAAGTACTGCATCAGCTCCATGGCCTGGTTCAGGTTCAGGTGGTCAGTACAATAACGTATGTGATAATGCGGGTCACATCTACTTGGAAGTTGATTTACAAGTTCCTGTTTGTATTGAGTGTGGTCAAACTACACCTGACGGTTACACAGGTTCTACATTCGAATCAACATCTGGTAACACTGACGCGTTCGTAGCGGTTTACAGAAACTACGAGAGCTTGGAATTCGAAGATCAAATCGGTGAAGTTTCTTTCGACCTTGAGTCAGTAACAGTATCTGTTACAGAGAGAAAACTTAGAGCTCAATGGTCTCCTGAATTGGCACAAGACGTTGCAGCATTCCACAACATCGACGCTGAAGCTGAATTGACAGCTTTGTTGTCTGAGCAAGTGGCGGCTGAAATCGACCGTGAAATCTTAAGAGACTTGAGAAAAGGTGCAGCATGGGATCTACGTTGGGACTACAACGGATGGAAGAGATTAGCTTCTTCAGGTACTACTCCTTACACTCAGAAGGACTGGAACCAAACATTGATCACAGCTATCAACCAACTTTCAGCTCAAATCCATAAATCAACTCTTAGAGGTGGTGCTAACTGGATCGTTGTATCTTCAGAAGTATCAGCTATCTTTGACGACCTTGAGTACTTCCACGTTTCTAACGCGGCACCTGAACAGGACCAGTACAACATGGGTATCGAAAGAGTTGGAACATTGGCTGGTAGATACCAAGTTTACCGTGACCCATACTTCCCAGCTAACCAAGTGTTGATCGGACACAAAGGTACAAGCTTGTTGGATACAGGTTACGTATACGCTCCATATGTACCTCTTCAGTTGACTCCAACTATGTACAACCCATTCAACTTTACCCCTATCAAGGGTATCATGACACGTTACGCTAAGAAAATGGTTAACAACCGTTTCTACGGACGTATCACAGTTGATGGTGTTAG